AATGCTGATGTGAGTGCTCAAGTTTTATACGAGAAATGGATACTATTCTTGGACCCTGTCGCGATTGGCTTGGATGCTAGTAAGTTTGACATGCATGTAACAGTGCGTGCCTTACTGTACGAACATTCTTTTTACAACAAACTGTTTCCCCGGAACAGTAAGTTGCGCCAGTTGTTGAAATGGCAACTTAAGAACCAAGGTATTGCATATGCGGATGATGGTTCAGTTCGATTTGAAATCGTTGGCACACGTAGTTCCGGTGACATTAACACGTCACTCGGTAACTGCATTTTGATGTGTTCGATGGTTTGGGCATATGCAAAGTCATTGGGTATTGACTGTGAATTGGCTAACAATGGGGATGATTGTGTAGTCATTTTGGAAAGAGTTGATGCAGACAAGTTCCGAGATAGATTGAGTGCATGGTTTAAGGTTCGTGGATTCGCCATGACTGTGGAAGATACTGTTGATGAGTTTGAGCAGATTGAGTTTTGTCAGACACATCCGGTTAAGTTAAGCACAGGTTGGCGAATGGTGCGGAATATCAAGGCTGTGGTTGAGAAAGATCCAATGTGCTTAGTACCCATAAATGGGGAAAAGGCTCTGCAAAAGTGGCTGTATGCCGTTGGTACATGTGGATCAATTCTCACAAGTGGCGTTCCAGTCCTCAGTAATTTCTACAACGCGTTTTTGCGTAGTGGAGTTGAGTGCAGTGATGGAATGATGTCCAAGGTGTTTGAAGGAAGATCGCAATTATCATTGGGGCAAGGAGTGGCAACGGCGCAAGTGGACAGTGAAGCGCGTTGCTCGTTTTATTATGCTTTCGGAATTGGCCCCGATGAGCAGCGATCGCTCGAGCGTTATTATGACAATCTAACTGTTGATTTGTCAGTTGGACCGGTGATTAAGCGTACAGAGTTGGTATGCAATCCGGGGGGTAACATTATTAGTATAGTCCAACAAGAAGAATAATGCCACGAGTTACGGTTAATATCAAGAAGCGCAGTATGCGCAAACAAGCAAGTAAGAAAACAACGAAGCCAACAGGGCCCACCGCCATTGGCCAGCTGATACGTTCAGTTGGGTCATTGGGTGGTGGATACCTTGGTGGATTGGTGGGTGCTCCAACTTTGGGTGGGGCAGCTGGTCATCAACTTGGAGCTATGGCGTCCAAGTGGTTGGGTTTTGGCGACTATCATGTTGCTAAGAATTCAATTATGACTCGCTCATCCGACAGTATCCCATCAATGCACAAAGATGATCAATCTATCGTCTTGCGCCACAAAGAATTTGTAGGAACTCTTACAAGCACCACTGATTTCACAGTTCAATATCAGCTCCCACTCAATCCGGGTATGTCTACATTCCCTTGGTTGAGTACCATTGCTGC